GATGAACCTCGGAATCAACGCATACGTATTGGTAGAGGACAAACGCTAATGGCATTAAAGACAACTCCTCTGGGGCAGGAACTTCCGCCAGAACCGGAACGTCCCAAGATTTACAGCAATACGTACAAGCACACCATCGTAGACTCGGCCTATACGCCTGAGACATCGTTGCTGACAATGGTGGACGGTACTCCGCGGTTGATGGAGTACTACCGCCGTGAGTTGGGTCCTGATGAAGAGGTCAGCACGTTCCAACCGGATAACGCCGCTGTTTACCAAAGCTACGCCCGTATCAAGAACCTGATCGGTAAACAGGACGGTGCTGGCGCCTACGCCTTCGATCCAACCACAGGTCAGTCCACTGGCTCGTTCGAGATGTGGCTGGCCTTTGACCTGACTCCGTTGCAGTATGACGTGGCCATCATGGACATTGGTGAGGGTCGCGCTGGGTTGTTCCACATTACCCAACAGCCGGAGATCCGTAACGACACCTCGAACAAGGTCTACCTCTGTACCTTTGAGAAACTCGGTATTCTGACCGAAGATCTCTTTGCTCAGTTGGACATCCGGGTTGTCAGGGAGTGGGTCTACTCGAAGGACTCCGCGTTGCATGGTGGTATCGCCATCATCACCGATGGGGAGTTCACTGAAGCCAAGGAACTGTTTAACTGGCGGTTGACGATTGCCAACTACCTGATGAACACCTTCTACTGGAACCCTGAGCGGACTATTTGCTGGGAAGACAGTAACGGCCGGAAGATCTACGACCAGTACCTGGTGAAGTTCCTGGCAGGTCAAATGCCAGCGGACCTCAGAACCTCCTACCCACCGATCAACCTGTTCTCCACCCAATACGGCGGACGGGAATACGGCGGCTTTGGTGACATCACCATCTGGGAAGTTCTGATGCGGGGTGACTTCAATTTGCTCCCTGTGGTCAAGGACTCTACCGTAACGATCGTTTCGACCAACCGTCTGATCAATACCCGTCAATACGGCAACCTGCGTTCCAGCAAGTTTGATTGGGTAGTGGTGGTCGATCCAGAGCGCTACGAGATCCAGCGCATGTACTTCAACATGGACGGCTTCCCGCTGTTAGCCTCCAGTCCGCAATACACAACGACCTACTTGTTCACCCCTGAGTTCTACGAGGGTTTGCCCCAGAATGATTTCGAACACCTGGTGGTAGACGCCCTGAAGAACCATATGGTAGACCGCACGAAACTCCTGGCGTACTGCAAGGAGTACTTCAAGCTGGACAAGTGGAAACAACTCTACCACGGCGCGATCCTGTTGCTGTTGATTCAGGTGAGCCGTAAGTTCGGACCTCCGCTATGAAAATGCTCTATCCTCGCTACGGTGCTGTGCGGACTCGGTTGATTGAGCTGTACAGTATTTTGAATCACCGCGTCTATGGAGTTTGGGTGGCTCCTAAGAGCCTGATGACAATCGATGACCTGCGTGGACGTTATCACAACAACCAGGCTGGGTTTGCCAACGACCACAACTACTACGACGAACCGCAGATGCGGCAAATGAAGATTCCTCAGATGCTGGGGTTCTTACCCAATATCCTCAGCCCTGATGAACTGGGTTTCCAAAAGGCTAACGAAACAGTACCGAACATTTACGAATCTATTCAAGAGTACCTGAAGCTGTGGTGCGAAATGATTCGTACGGTGCCTGAGTTCAAGTCTCCTCCCCGGGAGGAACTGCGGCAGTTGGAGAACCTGGCGTACATGCTGTTTCCGTCGTACATGAAGATCAAGCCCTTTGTGACCAACCAAGCCATCCGTGAAGCAGGCAAGGACAGACGGGAACATGAGGGCATGGGTCTGGCGTCTCTTGGGATGCTGTTTACCATGACCCCGATGCTTAACAAGGGGATAGGCCAGGAGATCAGCTTTGTCAGTCACCTGGACGAGCTGGACGGCCATGAGAACACTGCGTACATGGTTGACCATCAAGCGCCCGCTCCTGGCAACTTCTTCCCTACACGGATCTCTGTAGACAGCCTGAGTCGAGTGGAAGTCCAGCAAGACACCAATGATTGGATCTTCAGAGGGGACGATTAATCATGGAGATGCCAAAACCCATAGCCAACATCATTGCGCATGCCAATGCCATTGATGCTGTAGGCGTAGAACGCGTCTTCACGGTTGATGCAATGATCGTCACACCCACTGAACAGATCCCCCTGTTGATTCCTAACGGGTTTGCTTGTTTGTCGCTGTTTGGTCCTGCCCATGGTGGTGGGATCTCTCACAGTGATAACGCACGCATTAAAGCTCAGATCCAGCCGGGTGTTTACATGCGCAAGGTACTACCCAGTAAGGATAACCTCTTTATCGAGGTAACCGAGCGGGTAGGGATCACTCAGATCATGCGCCGGTGGCGTGCTGTGCCTCTGGGGGACGCTAACCCAGAGATGCAAGGTGGTAACTCGTCCTTGGCTGACTTGAGCACCAAAGATGAAACCAACATGATCACGGTAACCTTCCAGTTGTTTGAGACGGGCTACGCCTTGCTCCGGAACGAGTTAGTCGCTGATACCCTGCTGATGACCACGTTGAAGGATCTGCTGCATGGGATCCTGACTCAGTACGGTTCTAATCTGTCTCTGACTGGTGCTGATGCCTTTAAGGGCGTTAACATCGAAGAGCCGGTTGACAATGCTCGGGTCTTCAGTCATGTGGCTATTCCTGCTGCCGTGCCGCTGGTTAAGTTAGCGATGTGGTTACAGGAGCATGATGAGTTTGGTTTCTACAGCACGGGGTTGGGTTGTTACTACCGGAAGGGGATGTGGTGGATCTACCCGCTGTACCGCACAGGGCGCTATGAGAAGGCTCCCAAGGTACTGAACGTGTACCGAGTGCCTGAAGACGTAATACCGTCTCTGAAGAGATCGTACTACTTGGAAGGGAAGGTACTGACTGTACTGTCGACGGGTGGAGGGGCTACGAAAGACGGCTCCGACATCAAGAAGCAGAACGTTGGTACAGGTAAGCGTATCATTACCGCAGATGCGGCCATGGCAGAGACCGGTGTGTATTACAACAAAGGTCAAGCCATGACCACGCGTGCTGACTCCTTGTCCGAGTATCAGACGTCTAAGCGTGCCAGCGGTGAAGAGATGATGGCTTACCATGCGGAGCCTACCAACAACATCTGTAAGCACCTGTCTGAGAACGCAAGGAACGATGGTAACCTGGTACAGGTTGCTTGGCATAATTCTGATGCATCCTTGATTGAACCGGGTATGGCTGTTCGTTACTTCTACATGAGTGGGAGTAATAACCTGGTCTACAAGGAAGGTACTGTTCACTTCATCAAGTCAGAGTGGCAGATGGATACCCAGAGTGCTGGGCAACCTACCTTCAGGGAGAAAGCTCTCTTAGGGTTGTTCATTTCTGATGATGAAGTTCCTGCGGAGTAAATCTTCAGTCGGTCTCCTATGCCTATGTTCGAAAGGACTAACTCTTGGGAGACCAGGGGGGAGGGCAGTGGGGAAATTCACGATATATACTAGCCCCTTACCGTAGGTAAGGGTTTCCTTCTTCTGCTGTATAGGGGAGTTAGCAATAATGTTAAATGACCTTACCAAGAAAAAGATCAAGTTTTCGGATTTGCTCTTCAAGAAGCCCTCCAAAGAGCAGGAGGAGGCGCGCGTTAAGCTCGCCAAGCCAGAACACGACAAACTGATTGAAAGCGCTCTACGGGTGCTGTAGATCGTTGTAGCGGCTATATTAATACCCTAACCGCTCCTAGGAGCGGTTAGGGTATTAAGCTCCATTCTAGTTCTTTACGCTGCTACACTGAAATCATCAAAGTCTCGTTCTAGATCGCCATTTTCATTTAGACGTTGTGTTAAGCTGCGACGGAATGTTGGTTTCTTGTTGATGTCGTGAATCAACCCTTGGTCAGGGTGCAGGTCGTAGATACCGAATCGTTCTTCTGGCAGACAGCCCTCGCCCCGTTGTTTACCCACACAGAAAGTGAAGTAAACTTTGAAGGTTGTCTTGGCCACATGGATGGTAATAACCACATCCACTTCGTTGGTGATCTTGGTCGAGGTCTCAGTAAGCGACTTACCGGATACTTCTCGAGCAAAGTACACCTCAGACTCTTCGTCCGATTCCTGTAGCTTCATCTTGGCTGCTGGAGACAATTGATGAGGAGTCAGGAAGCAGATACCGCGAGCAATAATGAAACCCCTGATCTTCCGGAAGTGCATTTGCAGCTTATCGGATTTTGTTTCGCCAGGGATCTTGTCGATGTTTTGCAGACCGCAGTAGTCGTAGGCCCAGAAGATAATCTCGTGGCCTTTGAGTTCCAGTTGACGGCAACGTGCAAACATTGTGTTCGCAGAGTCTTTACTGGAATCAATCTGGTTGATGATGAGATACCAACCATTTTCTTTAAAGCAACCCACGATAGCACTGACGATGTCTTCGTTAGCAGCCAGTTGGAAGTCAGACACTTCACCATGACGTGCAGAGAGCGCCAGCTTGTACATCCGCATGATGATCAGGTCCATGGTGTCTTCAGCAGACTCCAGGAGGATCGTAGGGATCTTGGCCTTGTCACGCAGCATAGGTTTGTTATAGAGGCCGATACTGGCAACCATATGGCTGGTAGCGAGAGACTTACCCCGGTTAGTCAATGCTTCGATCATGTACATCTTGCCACGGCGGAAACCACCATCAGGATTCAAGGCGATGTTCAAACCTTGGATACCGGACTTCATGATGCCTTCCAGACTGTTCTCGCGTTTGGCCATATCGATGATGGCATTAAACGAGTCAGGTGTTTCGGAAGTTACCTGTGCAACGATTTCAGACTGACGTTCTTCAAAGCCTGAGTTAACACCAGCTTGTACCAAGTCGATAAGGTTAGCCCAATCGTCTTTACCCATGTCATTCAAATCTTTGAAGTAGAAGTCCTTAATAGCCTTCTTGAACTTCTTGGAGAACTCTTCACCTTCCGAGTTCAAACGAATCTCAGAAATGTGTTGATAGACAACTTTACGGGTCATTTCATCATTGGGTTGGTCTTCCAGACCTTGTGCGATTGCTTCTTTCAGGCTGTCATCGTTCTTGACGAACATATTGACGCGCTGCATCAATGCTGATTTTATGACCGGTTCATCTTCAGGCTGTTTCAGCAGCCAGTGGATAGTTGCGCGAATGCTGTCACGAATGCCTTTGTCTTGTGTAAATACATCGGCGTTAGGTACAGGTAGTTCGTTTAACGTATCTACCAGTTCCGTGATCAGGTTGGTGTCTTTCAGCTTCTTAGCCTGATACAACGCGGACAACAACTTAACCAGTACCAATAAATCGTTCATTAGGAAACCCCTAGGAGCTGAAAATGATTCTTAAGACCCCTCAAGGGAAGTCAGTCCGTATTTTTTATCTGACCAGCGACATGCAACAATTGCTGGCCCGTCAAGCAATTCCTGGCAGCGAGATCGCGAAGCTGTCAACATATCATCAGAAGTTGACCTTTGGCGAAATCGCCGGCATCCTGAAGTTCCAATATATCGTGGCTCAACAGCTCGGTGTATTGTTGATCGACCCTAAACACCTGTTTGGTGAAGGATACAACGCCGGCATGGTCGAGGCTGCATTTAATAGCCTGGACGGTGAAAGCTTATCCGCGATTGTTAAAGATACCAAGTCGTTCAGCTGTATCGACGCTGGCATGAACACCATCATCTTTCTATTTAATGGGGAGAACGCTCCAAAGGCTCCTGGCTTCGACACGCTAGAGTGTGTCACTTTCTCTGGCGCTTTGCTGGAAACAATTTTTGCCAAGGTGGGATACATGGAATCCCACAACGGTAAAATCCCAAAACCTAACCAGGGTGAATTTACCTTGGCAGAGGTTTACAAACTGGTTAGTATCCAAAACCCGTAACTTCACTGTATTTTATGTGTAGCGCTAATACACAGACAAATATATTTGTTCACATCCTCAGTAAAGGATTCGAGTCATGGCCTTTAAACAAGTCACCGCGTCGCTGAAGAATTCCGGAAACCTCTTCAACGCCGTTCGCACCGCCCTGGGCAACCAACAACTCAACTCCGTGATCGGTGCTGAGAGCTTCGACACATTCAGCGACGGCGTGAAAAGCATCACCGGCGTTGAAAGTCATCAACTGACCACGCTGTTCAACTCGGTCACTGCAAAGCAGTTCGACGCCTTCGCCGGCTCGCTGAACCGCAAAGACGTTCCTGGCTCCGAAATGGCCATCATGAACGAAGCGGCCAAAGCTCTGGCTGAAGTCACTGGTATCGAGGGTTTCTCGCTCCAGAACTTCAAAGGCAGCGAAATGGACATCAAGGCAGCCAACCTGACCTTGAACGCCCAGTCGCACCTGCAAACTCCTGGCGCTGAAGCGCTGTTCTCCACCATCACCGTTCGTTACG